AAATCAAACGGTATTATAGTAGGTGAATTTGTTAAAGTAGATGGATTCTATTATTTCGCTGAAAATGATAGTAGAACTTGGGGATTATGGTCACAGGAGTTTTTAAAGAGTTTGGTATCTGAATTAGAATTACTAAATAAAGAAGTAAATGATGCCATAAAAGCAGATTATATAAATTTTCAATAAATAGTTGCAAGATTTTCAATAAGCGCGCAAACTGCTTAGCGAAAGTTCCCCGCCGAAAGCTTGGCTTTCGGCTTTTTTGTTCGTAGATTTACATTGTTGATTTAAACAAAAATAATGGTTATGAAAAAATTAGATGAATTAGTAGTAGATAAGAATTATATACATGTTAGTTACTATGGTAACATTAGAACTACATTTAGATATATAGGTAAAACAGATTCAAAAAGACACGCCATCGTTATATTAGATGGTAAAGAAGAAGGAACAGAATCATTCCTTATTCCAACTGATCAAATTATTGAATATTAATATAAAAAAATAAAGGTTATGAACAAAACTGAAATTAAAAGACAAATCAATTCCCGATTCTATCAGTACGTAAATGATAATTTTCCGGAATATGAAATTGATAGTGGGGAAGGAAATGGAAGAATATATTTGGTACCAAAAGGAGGTGATAGTAGAAATGATAATTCAATTGAATATCATCAATCCAGATATGATTTAGTTTGTCTTAATTGTGCATCTAAAAAAACACATGAAGACGTAGCTAAGATGCAATACTACATTTCAAATAATATTATTCCATTTGTAAACACAGTTCTTGAAGTCTAAAAATATGATACCTAAAGAAAAAGCGGAAGAATTGTATAATATGATACTTTATACTTTTCAAGGATATATTGATGAATATACAGCAAAGAAATGTGCATTAATATCAATAGATGAAGTAATTACCCTATTAAAAAATAGAAAAAATAATTCTTCAGAAGATGATGAATGGAAAGTAAATCTTAATTTATTGTTTATGGAATATGTAAAAGAAGAACTAGAAAAACTATGACACAACAAACTGCAGAAAATAACTTACAAGAATGGTTTTGGTTATTTAAACACAAATTAGTAGATGAATTTCCTGAATATCAATCAACATTTGATTATATAGTAGGGAGTGCAGATGAGGATAGTGTATTGTACGAAGTAATGGAATTTGCTTATAGATACTTGCAAGTAGAAGCAGCATTGAGAGGTGGAGAAGATAATCTAACCATCACTAACTATTTGAAGGCTTTAGATTACGGGTATGACGAATGGAAAAAATAAAATTCTGTTTGAAAGACCTGCAAAGAGCGCGCGAACTGTTTCGCGAATGCTCCTCGTGTCTTGCTTGGTTTCCTGAGGAATTCAGCGTAGATTTACAGTGTTGAGCGTTTAGGCTCAATTGATATAACACGGTGTTATATTATATAATAAAAAATAAATAATAATGGTTATGAAAAGTGTAATTGAAAATCAAATCCAAGAAGTAAAACAGAAAATATCATTTCTAGATCAGAAAGTAGAGATTATTAATAAAACTTATCAAGATCTAGAATCTGCATTTATTACTCCATTTCTATACCAACATAATATCGTATCTGAAGAGTATTTTTTGAGGTATGCATATGATACATTTACAATTTGTGCTCTAAGAGATGGTATCTATAGAGAAGAATTGGTTAGTTTTAGAATTCATATGCCATCCTATTCTTTTGGGGAAGAAAAAGAGAGAGTTATTTCAACTTCTTTCTATTCTACAAATACAAGTGGTGATTTTGAATTGAATAGAATGGTTATTATTGGTAAAGTAGGTCAAATGTTACTTGATAATAAAAGTGATATTCTTTCAGGTTGGAATATTCTAATGAAAAATCGTAGTAATGAAACCGAAGAGGTTTATCGTGAAATAGGTATTCTAGAAAAAGAATTACGTGAACTAAAATTATCTCTAAGAGAAATTGAAAAAGAGGAAATGTATGATATACTTAAAGAAGGAGTACATTTCAAAATGGATCAATTTGCAACATTAGATATCAATAATAAAGAATCTAGATATCTTTCTTATATTAAGTTGTTATCTACTAAAAATAAATCAGTAGTTGTAAAATATATTGGTCATAGAGATGAAGATTTTACTACAGCAACTGTTAGATTGATGCATTTAGAAAGATTTATTATTAGATATTCTAATCTACTAGCTCCAAAAGAAGTATTAGCTTAATATTAATTTAAAACTAAAATATAAAAAACTATGGTTACTGATATTATTCGAAAAGTATTTAACATTAATTCCGGAAAAATTAATCGTGATGGTGATCTAAAACCTAAAGGTGTAAAGTATACTGTTAGGGGAGATTATGGATTTAATGAAACGTTTGAACATATTTTTAGGGAACGACTAAAGAGCTAAATATGAGGACTGAAAGAGATATTATACTATTGATTGTAGAATTAGAGAATTGGATTTCACAAATTAAGAGAGAAAATCCTACCGAGGGAGATATTGCTATATTGGTAGCGAATGAAAAAATTAATGTACTAAAATGGGTGTTAGATGATATTTAAAGAATATGATCAGGCAGTTATATACGCTGCTCTAAATGATATAAAAGGTTATCATGTAGCGGGGAATAAAAAAGGTGGATGGTTAATACTAAAAGGGAATAAAGTAGTAAAAATAAAATGTCTAAACTAAAAAAAGGAGATAAAGTGCGATTTCCATTCGCAGGAACGATCCACATAGGTGTATTTGAAGAGATTAGAGAAGTGGAATATGGATCAGTAAAAAGAACTTACTATGTCTGTAGAACAGAAGAAGGTACTGCGTATCCTGTTGACAAAACTTTAGTAAGTAAAATTTAAACTAACAATTTTTTTATATTTTTTTGAAGTAATTTCAAGAAACACGCAAACTGTTTCGCGAAAGTTCCATGTGATTTTGTTGGAGAACTGAGGAAGCGTTCGTAGATTTACGCTGTTGTACGTTTAAAGCGTACGCATGGTATAACACGGTGTTATACTATAGAATAAAAATTAAATAATAAAGGTTATGTTAAATAAAGAAACATTAGACACATTAGAAAAAACATTTGGTCCATTCACTATAGATAGAGTTTGGGGCGGTAATAATACACCATTCCTTAGATTTGGTTATTGGAGACGAGTAGATGAATCTCAGTTACAATCTATCATTGGTGAACAATATACGATCGTAGAAAACGATAGTGAAGATGATGATTGCTTACCTCGTTTTATGTACAAAATGATTGAACGATATAAAGGATAATAATATGAAAACATTTAAAGATTTAGAATTTGTAGAACATCCTAATCACATAGGAGGTATTAGAGCTAGCATTATGTTTGAAAATGGATATGGAGCTAGTATAGTAAAAAGTAATTATTCCTATGGTGGTAAAATGGGTTTATATGAATTAGCAGTAATAGATAGTGATGGGGATGTAGTATATGATACTCCTGTAGCAGATGGTGTTATTGGTTATCTTAGAGAAGAAGACGTAACTGTTGGAATGGAACGAATTCAATTATTGCAAAGTGTTCAATAAACGCGCGAACTGTTTCGCGAAAGTTCCATGCGCAAAATTTGGCTTTCGTAAAAATCGTTCGTAGATTTACATTGTTGATTTGAGTTATGACGTATTAAATCAATAGTATTATATCATTTAACATATATAAAATAAAGGTTATGAAAGCAGATATCAGAATTACAGCGCAGTATTATGAAAATTATAGTGACAATGATACTCCATATTGGAAACCAAAAGGTGGTACCGAGTTTATTATCAAGGGAGTAGATCCCAATCCTGTTATGTTTGCTGCTCCTGGTGAGGTGGAGAAGGCTATCGAAAACCTATTGTATGATTATTGTAACAGTCATTCTAAGTATACTTTGATTGATTGGGAGTTTATATTTAGCGAACCTATTGAATTGGATAAGGATAATTTTCTATGGGAAATGGGGATTGATGAGCATCCAGGTCCAGGTATGTTCATAAATGAAGATGATGAGGAGTGGAAAAAATAATTGGTAAATAATTGAATATAAAAATAAAGGTTATGTTAAAGCAAAATAAAAGAGAACCGTTACTAAAGAACTATCGAGGACAATACCGATACCTCTTCAATTGGAAGAGCGGAGGGTTCAATGATATATGGGCTGAGAATTTAGTAGAATTCAAGAAGAAACTAAAGAGAGAGTATCCGGGATCAGAGTCACAAGTAGATTATAATACACTACACAAAGCTACTCTTACACGAAGTAGGGAATGGGATAGAATTGGTAATATGTGGTGGGACTAACAAAGTACTTAAGCTAAATTGTTGTATTTGCAAGGAGCGCGCGAACTGTTTCGCGAATGTTCCTTGTTACTTGCTTGGAGAAGCAAAAAATCGTTCGTAGATTTACATTGTTGAGTTACAGGTTAACGAAACGTAAATAATTATTTAACATTATAATATAATAAAGGTTATGACAAAATTTGAAAAACAAGCACTAGAAGAAATTATCAATTTAGCAGATGATCTTGAATTAGGAGATGATACACCAAAACGAGATGCATTTATATTAGAATTCCAAAGTGCAGTAGCATTAATGAGAGAGGATGATTTTGATCAGTTTTATGCGTTTGCAGATATTATAATGCAAAGATATAATTAAATAAAAAATAAAGGTTATGATAACATTTGATGAATTAAAAGAGTTAATTATTAAAAGCGAAACCTCATTATCTATTTGGGGGGATGTATTACAAGAAGAGGAATTTGAATTGTATGTTAAGGGTGTAGAAAATGAAGTTAACAAGTGTAATAGTATAGGAGATATTATTTCATTTTATGACAGACAAGGATATGATACAGTAGATGCATACAATATCATTTTAGATACAGTAATGAATAATTCAACCTTAAATAAATAATAAAAGTTATGGCATTACCATTCAATTTAACCTCAGTTTTATCCGCTAGACAAATAGAAGGATACGATATTATCGAAAAAGCATTCCCAGTTATTAGTAAGTGGAGTGGTAGAGAAGTTACAATAACAGATGCTATATATGTGGCACTAAGTGATGTTATATCAGATTTTGAAGATTGGCCTGAAGATCAGGGATTTGGTAGTTCAGATATGACATTTGCTAAAAAATCGTTTATTGATACTATGATTAATATGGCTAATCTAAGTAATGAATATAAAACAGATTTTAAACCATTTCTTAAAGTAGTTCAAAAATAATAAATAATAAAGGTTATGGCTCATACAACATTGAATTTAGAACAATTTACAGAATTGGTAAAGGATGTTAAATTCACTCCCGCTCAAAATAAAATAGTAAATCGTCTTATCAAGGGAGATCAATTATGGTTATTGAATTCTCATAGAATGAGTGGTGGTGAGTATATGTGGAGAACTAAATATTCATCTAATCCTGAACATGCAGGCCATGTATACAAGGCATTTTGGAATATCCAATATGTAATTAGAAAACAAAAAGGTATTGAAGTAGATTTTTCAATGTTTTTATATAGAGATTAAATTTAGATAAATAAATAATAATATGAACAGACTAACAATAACAACACTTCTAATAGTATTTACAACTATTAATATAGGAACTTTGGTTTGGATTGGATATAATGTTAATCCTATTCTTTCACTTATTATAATGATTGGGGAGGTATGGGCAGTAGCTTCTATTACTAAATCGGAACCAAAGGATAATAATCAAGGTAAACTAAGATTCTAATGGAAAGTAAAGATAAAATTTGGTTAGCTACTCATTTAGGTGATAAGGCATTCAATAAAGGATTAAAGCGAGCATTCTTTGATGATTCTAGAGCTATGAAATTATTAGATAGTAATATTGATGATATGCCTCAAGAACTTGCTATGGATATAATGAAAGCATGGTATAAGGGATGGGATGCAGCTAATGTAGAACATAATGCTCCCGAACCCGAAGGCTATAAACTAAAGCAGCTATAATGGGGGGAGAAATAATAACGATAATAAATCCAGATATGAATAACACTAACACTACAACAACCACAACAACATACAACGGATGGACCAATTGGGATACGTGGAATACCTACAATTGGATAACGGATGATGAGCTAATGTATCGTCGAGCTACTCGTTCAACAGATGCTAATCACCTATATGAAACAATGGAAAATTATATTGTACGGGTGAATGATGGAATTGATATTGATAATGTTAATTGGGTGGAGCTATATGATGCGTTTAATGAGGGTGTGTAGTAACAACGTGTGTCCAACACTATAAACGGGGGGAATAAATGGTGTGTGTTATAGTGGATGGATAATGGAATAGCGATAGTATGTGGAATGGAGTATATGTGGTATAGGGGGGGAGAGGTATTGATTACTAACCAACATTTATTGCTTGCCAATAAACTCTGATTGAGAAGCAAAATATATACACGAATTGCACTATTTGCAAAAAACACATATAAAAATTGCAAATAAGAAAGATGCTCACGTGTGCCAATTGTTGAATTTGCAAAGTTATATTTAATTTATATGTAAAAAAATGGAAAACCAAACAAAAAGACAAAAACAAATTGAATTTTCTGAAAAAGTTGCTTTAATAAGTGGCGTTCTTTTTATTTTAACTGTAATTTTTTTAATGTTTTTGTAAAATTTTCAAAAAACATATTAACCATTTGTTGAAAGCCTCATGCGTCTTGCTTGGAGACCTGAGGATTTGTTCGTAGATTTACGTGTTGTTATTTAAATAACGTACATTAAATAAAGGTTATATAATATAAAATAAAATGGTTATGGAATTGAATACAGAATTGAGTACATGCGATCCCAGAATATTCATCCTTGGGGAATGGAAATGGAGTGAAGGTAGTATAGTTGAGAGTGAGGATAATGTATTAGTAGTTAGAGATTGTTGGATTGGATTCCAGGATAATCCATGGTTACCTAAGGATACATTTTATGTAGGTACAGATCCATATATTCATGTTTATGTATATAAGAAATCTATTGTTATATATGATCTTCATCTAAATTATACCAAGTATTATCCGTTGTTAAAGCAGTTTGGTGCTGTTAAACATACACAATATGGTCATAATGTTGTTAAAATATCATTAGTGAATAATCCAAAGGTTAAACTTATAAAATAATAATGGTTATGAACGGTATTGAATTTAATTTTGTAGGTAAGTATAATAATGGAACATTAGAATCTGGTATCCCATTCACATACAAAGGTATAGAATATAAAACATATATGTTTACATATTCTAGAGATACATCTTATTCCATTGGTAGAGCTGAGTTATTCGGTTCCACAATGAACATAGATAAGGTAACTAAACAGTATGTTAGTTTGTACTCATATGATATGATGAATCAAAGAACCAGCTATAAAATGGCTTTATCAGAAATGATATTCAACGTAGAATAGAATAATAAAATAATAAGTTATGAACAGCTATATGAAATTTAAAATCGAGAAAGAAACAAGGTGGGATACTAGTAAAATGGATATCGTAACCAAGTATTTTATTTGGGCGGGTAGCCAATGTTTAGCCTTAGTTAATACTGAGGAGGAAGCATTAGAAAAATTTAATCAAATCAAAGCCTGTTATATCCAGGGTGAGACTGTAGTGATACTAGAAGAGGATATTGAGATAAAATAATATAAACACACATAACCGTAATTTTTAAAATGGGGTATTCCGTATAGGGTACCCCTACCTGTGTCCGTACTTACGCATATATTATTTGGCCGGTATACCGTATATATTATGTAAATATGCCCATACGCGTAGGTGTCCATATATGCGTGGGTGCCGGGAGAAAGGATGTAGGACAACAAACACAGCTTCTAAAATCTTTCATCCCGACCAAGTATATACAAATATCTCATTATTTAAAAAATGGCCCCCATAAAGGGGGCCTTTTTCCATTTTACCCATTTTGGAAAAAAAACATAAAGCGGCAACCTTCTTTTTTAAAAAAACCTTTTTGGGTATGGAAAATATATAAAAAAATCAGTATTCGTTACCAGAGGCAATACGTGTTACGTACTTTTTAACTCTATTTACATCATCAGCCAAACTACCAATAGCTTTAGCTTGTGTTTTTCTATCAAAATCTTGATTTGATTTTACAATTTCTACCTTTTCACTCAAGGTACGTAAAGTAGAGGGGATATCCACATCTTTTTCAAAACCATTGTTCTTAAGGATAGTTCGCATTTGTTCAACCTCCACATATAGATCTAGATATTTTTGATCCAGTTGTTTAAAACCAACTTCTAACTCTTTTAAAGATCTTTCCAAAGTATCTTGTCCACTATTAAAGTCTTTTTCTGCTGCTTTGACAATACCTAGGACAGCTAACATCCCAAATGAAACTCCTAACGTAAATACTAATACCAATGTTGCCATGTTTTTTTTTATTTAAATAAAGTTTTTTCAATTTCTTTTATATTCGTAGATTGTACTCTTTCTTTTTCCTTCCCACTTACAAAATAAACCAAGGTGGGATAAAATTCAATATCATAATAATCAGCAGTACTTTCAAATCTATCCCCATCCAGAAACATAAATTCTACATCCGTGTGGACTTGTTCAAGCAATGGAACAATAATTTCATTTAATTTTTTACATGCGGGGCATGTGGGGGAACCAAACACAACCACGGCTTTTTCTACTTGCCGTGTGTAGTTTTGCAGTGGAAAACTTTTTATCGTAATCATAAAATAAAATGTTTTTTATTCCTAAAAAGCTAAAGCCCCAATTAATACCCCAATTGACATGGATCCTAGTACTAGCCTCATCCCATATCTTAATTCTTCATCTTTAATAGTGTTTGGGATCGCCCACGTTGCCAACGTTGCCCAACCTATGATTAATAATGCATTCATAAAAATAAAATGTTTTTTATTTGTTTGTATGTTTTTTGATTTAAATATAATAATATTTTTTAGGGGTGGCAAGTTATTTTTGAAAATAATGGGAATTGTATATACGGATAAGAGGGGGTGGTGTGGTAAAGCTGGCATTGCTATTGAGAGCTTTCAAAAGTACTCCACAGGCAACTTGGCTCCGCAGGAAGCCTATCGTATATTTACGGTGTTGTTAATGGTTACAACAATAAAAAACAATAAAAGTTATGTTAAATCTACAAAATTCCGAGTTCAAAACTATTGAACAAATTAGATCAATCGCTCCTTCAATTTTTACAAATCATGGAGCTAAAGGTACTTCTGAAAAGTACTCTCACATTCCTACCGACCGAGTAATCCGAGATATGGAGCTTCTGGGATGGGGAGTTGCAGATGCTAAAGAAGTTAAAGCACGTAAAAATGCAGGTTATCAAAAACACCTAGTTGTATTCAGAAATCCTGATGTTGTTATCAATGGTGCAGATAATGATACAGTTTTCCCTCAAATTCTATTAACTAATTCACACGATGGTAAAAATAGCTTTGTTTTTACTGCAGGTTTGTTTAGAATGATTTGTGAGAATGGTTTGGTTGTTTCAACTGAACAGTTTGATGAAATTAAGGTTCGTCACATGGGTTATGATTTTGAAAAATTGCAAGATACAATCAAAAAATTGGTTGAGAATCTTCCTCTAACAGTAGAGGCAATGAATCAAATGGTTAACACCGAATTGGAACAAGATCAAATTGTATCCTTAGCTAAAGATTTGTTGGATCTAAGAGTTGAAAATAGCAAAAATACATACGATATTAATGCTATTGAAGCTATTTTGACTCCTCAAAGAAACCAAGATATGGGAACTGATTTGTGGAAAGTGTTTAATCGAATTCAAGAAAATATTCTTGAAGGAAATTTCGATTATCAAACACTTAAAGGTAAATCTAGAAGTGCTAGAAAAATCAAGAACTTCCAACAAGATTTGGAGTTGAACAAAAAGATGTTTTCTAAGGCTTTAGAGTATGCTAATTAAAAAGAAGGGGGGTTAAACCCCCCTCTATTTAAATTTTATGAAAAAAATTACTCTTGAACAAGCCGAAAAATATATCCCGTTAGATGATGATACTGTAAATAGGAATATCCATAGAGCTTCATATTATACTATAAGTTCGCACCCTAATTCTGAAATGGCTAGTAAAGGATGGGAAAAAGTTACTTATTATTTATCTAAAAGAAATGATATCTATATTAATAGAGGAGAAGGTAACCAATGGATCTACATTCTCTCTAACCCTACCATTCCTGATGCTTTGAAAATAGGATATACTAATTTATCTCCAGAGTTAAGAGCAAAACAAATTTCATCTTCTACGGGTGTAGTAGTACCTTTTAAAGTAGAATGGGCTTTTAGATGTTTTGATGGGAATTTAATGGAAAATGAAGTACATATGGCTTTAAAAGAATATAGAATAAGCAATCAAAGAGAATTCTTCCAGGTAGATTTGGAGGAAGCTAAAAATATTATTACATTAATCGGGAAAAAATACACCTAACGTATTTATGATTGCAAATATGACAATCTTTTAAATGATTCCTAAAGATAATATATTTAGTTTATTTCAAAATGAGGATACCATAGAAGTTTATGAAAACTTTATGGATAATCCTTATGTTAAAATAGGAATGTTTAATAAAATTATTAGAAATAATACTATATTTAATATAAAATTTAAAAAGTTTCTTGATAGTGCGGATTTGAATTATGATAAAGATTACATAGATTCTTCTTCTAGATTTATAACATTTAATAGAGCATTTTTTTATATTAAAGATATTGATGTAGAAAATACACAACATATTGATGCTTTAAAATGTCATGATTTTGAGGGTTTAATATTAAATATAAATACGTCTATATCTTTTTTTGAAGAAAAAGAAGAATACGAAAAATGTAGCCACTTATTTAAAATCAAAAAACTTGTTGAAGAGTCTTTACAGATAACTTGACTCCCCCATCTCTCTTAATTAACTTTATATCACGGGATTTAAAGAAATGAGAGAAAGAGAGGAGAAGGGAAGAAGAGGGAATGGAACCCGGGGGGTAGGAAATATAAATAAATAAAATAAAAATGAGAAATCGAAGCTTAATGCAGAAAAAAGTAGAATATCTTGAATCTACTTTAATCAATCTACAACGTATTGTTAAAACACAAGAACCTGTAGAAGTTTATATTCAAAATATAGAAAAGGGATTGGAAGTAATTGAAGATTTAAAAAGTATGATAGAGGCAGAACCTATGTCACCTAACGAAGTAAATAGATTTTAAATTAATATAAATGGTTATGAAATTAACAGCTGAACAAATCCAACATAATTGGAACGAATTTTTGAAGAATATTGATCTATATATTTCTTCTCCTAGAAAAGAAAAATTATTAGAATTCTATAAAAGATATGAAGATAGGTTGGTATTGATGCCTGCCGCTCATAAAAAAGAATACCATAATGCTTTTCCTGGAGGATATGTAGAACATGTTAATAGAGTAGTACAAGCCGCTATTAAGTTACACTCAGTATGGGATGAGTTCGATGCAGATATGTCAACTTTTACGGTAGAAGAGTTGGTATTTTCCGCTATTAATCATGACCTCGGCAAAATGGGTGATGCGAATCATGAGTCGTATATCCCCCAGACTGATCAATGGAGAAAAGATAAATTAGGAGAAGATTACATGTTTAACAATCAACTCCCATTTTCCTCCGTTCCTGATAGAGGATTATTTCTACTCCAATCTCATGGTATTCAGTATACCTTTAATGAGATGGTAGCTATTCAGACACATGATGGGTTATATGATGAAGGAAATAAAAAGTACTTATTAAACTTTATGCCCGAACAAAAGCCTAGAACTTGTTTACCCTATATTTTACATCAGGCAGATTTATTAGCTGCAAGAGTGGAATTTGAAAAAGAATGGTTGCCTAAATTTAAAGAGAAAAAACAAAATAATTTGGAGGAGCCAAAAAAAAGTTTTACATTGAATAATAAAACTAATGTAAAAACCAAAGCTCTAGGCAGTTTGTCTAGCGTAGGTTTAAAAAATATGTTAGACGATTTATAATATGATAGAAACTATAATAATTTTAGGAATAATGGTCGTGATCTTAGGATACACGACCATTAATCTTCTGGTCAAAAACGAAAAAGCAGAAGATATAATTGTCTCTCAACAAAAATATATTTCATCAATTTCAGAAATAATTAAAAATTCTGAAAAGAAAATAAAGGAGATAGACGAAAAAGAAATTTTTAAATCTGATGACGAAATTGGTTGGTTTTTCAACGAACTTAAGAAAATCCAAAACATCCTCTCTCAGTACAAAAACTAAATTTTTATGATAAAAAAACGAAATAAAAAAAGTAAGAATTATTTTACTCAAGAAACTGAAGATTATATTGTATTATATAATAATTCAAAAGATTTTGAAGAGAGAAGTAGGATATATGAGAGACATATCCACTATGCCTTTTTTAAATTAACTCAAAATATAATCCATACTTTTAAATTTTACCATACTGAAGTAGAGGAATTAGAACATTTACAACATGAAATAATTACCTTCTTATTATCTAAAATTCATCTATTTGATCCATCCAGAGGAGCTAAAGCATATTCATATTTTGGGACTATTGTTAAAAGATGGCTTATACTATATAATACTAAAAATTATAATAAAAAAGTAAATAAAACGGAAATTGGTGAATTAGACAAAGAAGGTACTTCTCATTTCTATACTATGGAAGACAATTCCAAAAACGAACTAGATAAATATTTGGATTTATATGTTGAACATTGCACCCAAAACATATTTGAATTATTTCCCAAAAAGAATGATGCCCAGGTAGCAGATGCAATACTTGAAATTTTTAGAAATAGAGAAAATTTAGAAATTTTTAATAAAAAAGCCCTTTATATCTATATCAGAGAAATAATAGATGTAAAAACTCCTAAAATAACTAAAATATCTAATCAATTATACGATATTTTTAAAATTAATTATGTTTTTTATCTTGAAAACGGATATGCTAAATTTTAAGTTTTTTTTATATCTATATTTATAACAAAAATTATGGGATCCTTAGATAATGTAGTATTTGGTAAAAAGAAATTTTCGGATATTTTAAGCGAAATATATGACAACCAAAAACGCAAAGAAAAACAAATATCAGGATTAATTGCTGAATTAAAACCTCTTATTAGTGATATAGGGGATGCTACCTTAATTGTTCCACTCATTAAAGAATATTTAGAAATTGGCGTTAAAAACGACGAACAATTAATTAAAATGGCCACTATTATACAGCGTGCGTTAAATAGCAGTAGTGGTGAAGAATCGCTGGGGATTACCGAAGAGGAAAAACAACAATTAATGGAAGAATTAGAAAAAATTAATTCTGATAAGGACAAAAAATGATAGGAAGTAAATTTGGCTTTGCAGGACAAAATCAATCTTATTCTCCGGATTCTTCTTTAGCTAATATAAATAGAAGAATTGAGGATTTAGCTAATAAATTAATTCCTGCTAGAGTAATTGATGTTATTTTAGATGAAACCCACCCTGATTTTGTAAGTTTAGGTGAGTGGAATGGGATTGGTATTATAAAGTATGAATTGGTTAATTTTCCCGAAGGAGAACAGATTACTAGTAAAATAGCTAAACCTTTATTAGCAAATATTAAAACTTTTCCATTAAAAAACGAAATTGTATTCTTAGTAAGGTTACCTGATACCGATTCCCTCAACAATTTAACTGATAATGAAACATATTATTATTTAACTTTAATATCATTATGGAATCACCCTCACCATAATGCTTACCCAAATCCCTTAAATGGTAATAATATATCCGAATCTCAAAGAAAAGATTATAAATCTATAGAGGAGGGAAATATACGAAGAGTAACAGATAATTCTACAGAAATAAATTTAAATTCTACCAACAATAGTGGTGGAAAATTTGTTGAACGTATTAATATACATCCGATTTTACCATTTACTGGGGATAATATATTTGAAGGGAGATTTGGGAATAGTATTCGTTTAGGAAGTACTATTAAATCTAAAAGCCAATACCAAAATAACTGGTCAACTACAGGTCAAGAAGGTGATCCTATAACAGTTATAAGAAATGGCCAACCCCTTAATTCTTCAGATGAAGGGTGGTTACCAACTGTAGAAGATATAAATAATGATTTATCTTCTATTTATATTACTTCAACTCAAAAAATCCCAATAAATGTTTCAAGTGTAAACTTTACAGGAATTCGTAGTGAATATTCTCCTACCTTCCCCCAATCCTATAATTTCCCCCAAATAATACTAAATTCAGGAAGATTATTATTTAATTCAACAACTGATAGCATTTTAGTATCATCTAAAAAAGTTATTTCATTATCTGCAGTAGAAGATATTGGGTTAAATTCTAGGGGAAATATAAATTTATCAACTAAGGGAGTAAGATTAGGTGGTGTTGAGGCTAATGAATCATTGATAATGGGTGATAGTTTTATAAAACAGTTTAATGTATTATTAGATTCGTTATCACTTTTATGTGAAGCTTTATCTACTGAACCTGTTTTAAAGAGTACACCATTAATAGCAGTAGGACTTAATAATACTATTAAAGCTGTTAAAAATGTATCAAGTACTTTTACTTCCAAAATTTCTAAAACCTTATAAAAATGGGAGAGAATACTTTACTTGCTTTAGCAGCTACATATCTTCTTTCTAAAGAAGGTAAAAAACTTACTGATGGTAACTTAGATATATCATCTTTTAGAACCCAAATAGAAAATAAATTAAAAGAAAATATTCAATCTTTTAATAGTGAGGAAGCATCTTCTAAACCTAAGTTATCAAGAGAAGAAAGAAAAAAAGCAAGACAAGAAAGAAAAGATACAGCTGAGACTACCCCACAAGAAAAAAAATCCCCAATAGATCAATATACCCCAGAATTAAAAGAATTTAATATAAAGGGAAGAATATATGATAAAAAAGAAAATACCCCTCTTCAAGGAGTAAAAATAGAAGTAATAATTGAAGAGCCAATTTATTTAAAATTAGATGAAAACGAATATTCTACATCTACCTTAGAAGATGGTACTTTTGAAATTAATATAAATCTCCCAATCTTACCATTTGATCAAAAAGTTCTTTTACAACCTAAATTTCTATATACAAAAGATGGGTATTTACCTGCTACACAAGAAATTTTAACACTTGATCGAGAAGCTAAATCCGATTTAAATTTATATCCTTTACTAAATTTAGAAACAGCTGCTGAAAGTGAATTAGCAGAACTGATAAATTCGGCTAACAAAAAAATTAAGGAAGTAAATGATATAGCTTTAAATATTGCTGATAAGATAATAGTTGCTAGAAGAAAAGCTATAATGGGTGTTGTGAATGTAATTCAAAATAGATTATTTCCATTAGCTCTAAGTTTATTACTAGCATTTGGGATAACTAAATTAACCCAACAAAAACAAAAAGTTTGTCCTCCTCGAAATTTACTATTAAGCAATATAGCCAAAAGAAATAGAATAGTAAAACAATTAAACCAGATATTTGCTAGTATAGCTATTAATACAGCTATTGCCGCAGCTGTACTTTTTATATCAAATCAATTTAAGGCTGGGAGATTAAGTGTTTCTAACCTGCCAATTCCTTTAGCAACTCAACCTTATTCTTCTGTTTCTCTCCTTCAACAGGTAGAACGAATTTTAAAAGAATTTGAAGAACAAAATAAAGAACTAAATAAACAAATATTAATTGCTTTAATATTTTTAATAGCATCTTTAATTATAATATTGTCCCTATTAAAAGGAATAGATAAATTAACTTTAGAATGTGCTCAAGAAGAAGGTATAGATTTAGAACCTATATCCCAAGAATTATTGGATTTAACAAGTGAAGCTAATGAAGAAGGAGTAGTTAGTGTAAATCAAATAAATGGGTTTACTCTAGAAGTTCAAGCTATGGATCAAAATGCAGTAGGGAACTTAAAAAGAAGACAGGCAGTTGGAAAAAATTCACAAGGTATTGTACTAGTTAAAGGAGACCCATCATTTAGCTCTAGTGATCAAATATTAATTAACGAACTAGCATTTTATATTCAATCAAATAATTTAAAAGCATTCTAAAACCATATTTATAACATATACTAATATTATGAAATTAGACATATTACGAAAAATCATTAGAGAAGAAGTAAAGGGTGCAATACAAGAAGAGCTAAAAGATCTTTTATTGGAAGCTATTCGCAGTCCTAAACCTGTTGTAGAAACTCAAACTTATAATCCTACATCTACAGCTGGTTATATTTCACCATCTACTACTACTTCTACAGCTACAATTTCAAAAGAACAACTTAGAGAAAACTATAGAAATATACTAGGTGAAACTGCGGCTTCATTTAACACTTCTCAAGTAGGAAAACCTTTACAATTAAACGGTTCTATGGATACAGCTTCACCCAATGGTAGATTGCCTGAAGGAGAAGTACCAATGAATATGATTATGGGTTTAATGAATAAACAATAATGGCATTTGGTGCAAAGCAAATATTCCCTAATGATTTAAGACCTAGAACTGCTATAGGTGTAGATCTTCCATTTAATGGAGCAGGTGTTTTTGTTTTGAATTACACTACTAAAGATGCTATTAAAAATAACTTAATTAATTATTTTTTAACTAATCCTGGTGAAAGACCTGCTAACCCAACATTTGGGGCAGGATTAAGAGCTTATATATTTACTCAAATAGAAAGTAATAATTTAGATTTTATAAAAGAAGATATACAACAAAAACTAGAGAATAATTTCCCCAATGTCGCGGTAGATTCCGTTGAAGTTTTAGGTCAAGAAGATTATAACACAATCAATATAATTATCAAATATAGCATTGTAAATACGGGAATAAACGATGAATTACAGTTAACTTTCACATAATGGCGGTAAATAGAGACATAAAATATATAAATAAGGACTTTAACGAATTTAGATCACAACTTCTAAATTACGCCCAAACTTATTTCCCAAACACATACACAGACTTTACTCCTTCTTCTCCTGGAGTAATGTTTATGGAAATGGCCTCTTATGTGGGTGATGTTTTATCATTCTATTTAGACAATCAGGTACAAGAAAATTTTTTACAATACGCACGGCAATCCAATAATTTATATGAATTGGCCTATATGTTTGGGTATAAACCTAAAACAACAGGATTAGCTACCGTAGATATTGATTTTTACCAATTAGTACCTTCTAAAACTGTTGGGTTAGATATAGTACCGGATTATGATTATGCTCTTTATGTAGATACAAATACCCAAGTATCTTCTAGATCTTCTAATACTAAATTTATAATTGAAGATCCTATAGATTTTACCATATCCAGTTCTTTAGATCCTACTACTGTAAGTGTAGCTCAGGTATCTGGTGGAAGTCCTACATACTATTTACTTAAAAAAACAAGAAAGGCAACATCTGGAACTATTAATAGTACTAGCTTTTCATTTGGATCTCCCGTGGAATTTTCCACAGTAACTATTAACGGGGCAGATATTGCAGGTGTAATAGATATCGTGGATTCCGACGGTAATATATGGTATGAAGTTGATCATTTAGCACAGGAATTGGTATTTGATGGTATAAAAAATACTAATATAAATGATCCTAATAATTATCAAAATAGTGATAATACTCCCTATATTTTACAAACAAAACAAGTACAACGTAGATTTACAACTAGATTTTTAAATCTTACTACTTTACAGTTACAATTTGGATCTGGTAATCCTAGTGATAATGACGAAAATGTAATACCAAACCCTTCAAACGTGGGATTAGGTTTGCCATTTGAGAAAAATAAATTAACAACTGCATATTCCCCTACTAATTTTATATTTACAAATACTTATGGAATTGCACCCTCTAACACTACTTTAACTGTAAGATATTTAACAGGAGGAGGAGTTGGATCTAATGTTAATGCTAATGATTTAACTATACTTAATACTAGCGCTATTAGATTTTTAAAAAATAACTTAAATTCTACTACAGCTCAATATATATTTAATTCTGTTGCTTCTAACAATGAATCCGCAGCCAGTGGGGGTCAAGATGGAGATAGTATAGAAGAAATAAGACAAAATTCAATATCAAATTTCTCTACTCAATTACGAAATGTAACGGCTGATGATTATTTGATTAGAGCTTTAAGTATGTCTCCTAGATATGGGGTAGTAGCTAAAGCATATACTGAAAAACCCAAAGCAGATGATGCTAATACTACATTAGATTTATATGTTTTAACCTATAACTCAGTAGGTAATTTAGCAAATGCTTCTACCACATTAAAAAATAATTTAAAAACCTATATTAATCAATATAGGATGATTGGGGATACTATTTCAATTAAAGATGCGTTTGTTATTAACATAGCATGTGACTTTGAAATAATAACTTTACCTAACTATAACAGTAACGAAGTAATATTTAGATGCATTTCATCATTGCAGAATTATTTTAATGTAAATGATTGGCAAATTAACCAACCCATAATATTAAGAGATATAAGTGTTTTAATAGATAATATTGAGGGTGTTCAAACTGTAAGTAAAGTAAATATTACAAATAAGGCTGGAACCACTTCTGGATATTCCCAATATGCATATGATATAGCAGGAGCTACACAAAAAGGAATAATTTACCCTTCGCTTGATCCATCTATATTTGAATTAAAATACCCAAATACCGATATTAAAGGAAGAGTAGTAACTATATAAAAAATGGCAGTATACAAATTATTTCCTTCAAAGGACGCTAGTATATATTCTTTTTACCCTGTAATGAATACAGGTATTGATTCTATCATTGAGATAGGAAATCTAAATATTAACTACGATCCTGTACCCCAAGTATTCAGATTTTTAGTTCAATTTGATCAATCTGAAATTGAGGATGTTATAGATAACAAAATTGGAGGTACTAATTTTTCTAGTAGTTTAAAATGCTTTATAGCTACTGCTCAAGGGGTAATAGCACAAACCGATTTGGAAGTATATGCGGTATCTGGTTCCTGGAATAATGGATCAGGTACTTATTTAGATTCTCCTTTTACTACTAATGGTGTAAGCTGGGTATATAGAACATATGAAAATGGAGCACCCTGGAGTACTGGAAGTTTTTCTCCATATGTGACTGGATCTTATTCTGGAAGTTTTGCAGGTGGTGGAACATGGTATACTGGATCTAATGATCCTAACCATACTAAATTAACTCCAACTCAAAGTTTTGATATTAGAACAACCAAAGACTTAAGTTTAAATGTATCAGATATAGTAAAAGTATGGTATTCTAGTTCAAATTCTATTGGTGGTTATACTAATATACAAAATAATGGGTTTATAGTTAAATGGGAAAATTCAATAGAATTTAGCACTAGTGATGCAGTCCAACCTATAATGCAATTCTATTCAGTAGATACAAATACAATTTATCCCCCATGTTTAGAAATGAAATGGGATGATCAAGTATTTGATGGGGGAAACTTATCTCCTATCACTACTAGTAATTTCTATGCTTCATTAGATAACAACCCAGGTGTATTTTATACGAATAGTGTAAATAGATTTGGTATAAATGTTAGAGAAGAATTCCCTACTAGAACATTCCAAACAACTTCAGTATACACTAACAACAAATACCTAAATAGTGGTTCTTTATACGCTATAAAAGATTTAGATACTAATGAATTTGTAGTAGATTTTGATCCTAAATTTACAAAAATAAGTTGTGACCCTATTAAAGGAAATTATTTTGATGTGTACATGAATGGTTTAGAACCTGAAAGATATTATAAAATATTAATACAAACTACTATAAGTGGTAGCACTGTAGTAAAGGATGATAATTATTACTTTAAAATAGTTAATGGATAATGGAACAAAAGGTAGATACTAGAAAAAGTGTATTTGATAAAAACCAATATTCAAAAACTATAGATACTAGTTTTAGAGAATTTGGAGTTACAACTATTTCTGATGACCTTCAATCCCAACCTACTATAGAACAATTTTTTGAATTATATAATCAATTGTTTTATGATATACCACCTAATGGAGAAACTAATTCTCATGAATTTTTAGTTCAACAAAGTGGTGAATATATAAATTTTGAAGCTAATGTTGAAGAAATTAGAGCATTGCAAGATGAAATAGCTAATTTAAGAGAAGAACTTTTAAATACCCAAATACAACTTGCTTCAACAACTAGTGGAGTACAAATTACTGGTTCACTTACATAAAAATGGAAGAACAAATATTAATAACACCTGTAGATCCAATTACTTTTGAGCTGCAAGATTATTCGGTTCAAGATACTAATATTATAGCTCAATTCGAGGTAGATACTGTATTTTCTCAATCTACAGACTATATAGAATATTTTATCTTTGATGAAAACCAAAATTTAATATTCCCTAGTACTACACAAGAATTATTAACATACACAGTAAAAAATGGAGATGTATTGCTTTCTCCCGATCAAGATTTATCAAGATTAGGATTTGATGAAGGTATATATTTTATATCTTACAATTTTTATAGAAAAAGATTAGCATCTTCAATCTCTAGCTTATACTACATATCAGATATAAGTTCAGATAGAACTGAAATTAGATTAGATTCTACTACAATTTCAAATGAAGATATAGTATCTTCAACTAATGAGTTTATTCAATACCGAAATTTATCCCCTTATTTTGTTGATTTTTATCTCAATTTTGGTTCTAATAATTTAGTTATAGCCAATAATGTAAGATTAGATAACAGTATTGTTAGTGATCCCACCATATTAATTAAGTTATATGAACCTCTTCCATTAGAATTTGATTTAAAATCTCAAGTTTGGATAGTAGAGCAAATATCTACTCCTCAATCTTACCAAGTTAATTTCCCATTTACCCCATTTGTAGTACAAGACTTTCAATATATTTCGGGGCCTAATTTTAATTTAAACCTTCAAGAAGAGGTTGGCTCTACTAGTCAAGAATTTTCATTAGATAGCTTATTAAAGAGTAATGTTACAAGTTCATATAATCAACTTCAATCGTTATTAAATGAAAAAGGATTAAAAATTAATGTAAATTACGAGGATTTTAATGAATTTGTTCATTTTTCTTCTGCTAAAACTAGACTAGAGAATTTTTACTACAAAGTAAGTTTAATTGAAAATTATGATAATTTAGCTCAAGAGTTAATAGCTGCTAATTCTTCAACAGCTACTGTAATTGCCTCTATTCAAAATATAATTAAAAATTTTGATAATTACGAGTACTTTTTATACTATAATAGCGGTTCACAATATTCTTGGCCCAAATCAAACTCCGAACCTCCATACACTTTATATTCTACTGGAAGTTCCCAAGTTCTTAACTGGATAGGTAGTGCAGATGTTGCAAGTCCATATTATGGTGGTTTAGCATTATCTGCTTCAAATTATGATCAAGATAATCAAGATTGGTTATATTGGTCTACCCCCGAATATTTAAGGGATGATTCTGATAATGATCAATATATGTTATTTGTTGATATGATTGGTCAACACTTTGACAATATTTGGATTTATACAAAAGATATAACAAACAAATTTTCAGCAGATAATAGATTAGATTATGGTATATCCAAAGATTTGGTAGCAGATGCTATTAAAGATTTTGGTATAAAACTATATGCAAATAATTTTAGTGTTAACGATTTATACACAGCATTTTTGGGTATAACACCTTCAGGTAGTTTATTCCCATATCCAGATCAAACTTCAACTTTACCTACTCCTAGTGGGTATGAATATATTGATACTTTAATATCTGCCTCTAGTGATGTTGTACCATTAGATGATGCTAATAAAAGATTGTATAAAAGAATATACCACAATTTACCATACTTACTTAAAACTAAAGGTACAATTGCGGGATTAAGAGCACTTGTTACCTCATATGGTATTCCGGATACAATTTTAAGAATAAATGAATTTGGAGGAAATATTGTAGGTTCTTTAGATGATAGAAATTTAAAGCAACGTGAATTTAACTATGCTTTTGATACTAAAGGACAATATCATTTTTCATCTTCATTTATCCCTAATACAAATTTTGACAGTGGTAGACCAAATACTATCCAATTTAGATTTAATGCCGGAGGATTACCCACTCAATTATCCCAATCATTATGGTCTATAGATAATGGTAATGCTTCATTAGTATTAGAATATACAGGCTCAAAACTAGTTAGTGGTTCATATTCTGGCTCAATCTCAGATCCATACAATGAATATGGTACCCTAAAATTTATACCATACTCAGTAAATCCTTCTGTAAGTGCTAGCGTATATTTACCATTCTTCAATGGAGGATGGTGGTCAGTAATGACTACTCAAGATGGCAATACCGCTACTTTATATGCCGCTAATTCTATAAATAATGCGCTAGGATTTGTATCTTCAAGTAGTATTACAGGATATAGTCCTTCTAACTATGATAGTGGAACTATTATAAGATTCCCTAATTCTAGTAGTATAACATATGGTTCAAATACCTATTTACCATTCTCTGGTTCGCTACAAGAAATCAGATATTATATCCCCAATATAAGTGCTAGTGTATTTTATGATTATGTTTTAAATCCGTATTCAAGTGAAGGTAATGGAGTTAATTCTTCTCCTAATGAGTTAATATTTAGAGCAGATTTAGGTACTTTATCTGATACAGGTAGTAGACAGTCAATTCACCCTAAAGTATCGGGTTCAACAATTTATATAACTTCTTCATTTGCTAGTAACAGTAATTTTTATTTAAGCAGTAGCAATTTTGTTACCAATAAGGAGATAATAAATGAAAACCAACTTATATCTGGTATTAAAGATAGAGTAACTGATAAGATACAAATTAGATCTAATATAGTAGCAGCAAATACATCTGGTTCCAATGCTGATATTAATGTTTTATCCCCCTTAAGATCTATACAACAAATCTCTGATGTATCTGGTAGTTTTTCTGAGGATGTTAACTACCTAGAAGTAGCATTTTCACCACAAGACCAAATAAATGATGATATAATCGCCCAATTAGGTAACTTTAATTTAGGAGATTATATAGGTGACCCAAGACAAATATCATCCTCAGCTGTTAGTTACCCCGATCTTGATAGGTTAAGAAATGCATATTTTGAAAAGTATATTCATAGCTATGATGTTGTTGATTTTATCCGTTTAATTAAATTCTTTGACAATTCACTATTTAGAATGATCAAAGATTTTACTCCTGCTCGCACAAGTTTATCTTCTGGAGTAGTAGTAAAACAACACATACTAGAAAGAAATAGAGTAAGACCGGCACAAGTTACCTTAAGTAATGAAACACTTGAAGGTCTAGTTAAACCATTCTCTAGAGGATATGATACCGGATCTGGAGATACAGGCCAATACGAATATATAAGTGGTTCTTCCATCTATAGATTCAGTGGAGGTACAGGTGGTTCTTTTGAACAATTTAATGGTACAGAATTCTATCCAACTACAGTAGATAACATATACAATGTTACTCAAAGTTGGGATGAATATTTTCCATCTCAATTAGGTACAGTAACATACGATAGAGATGATCAACGCGAATTTTACAATGGTGAATTTAGTGGATCTGCTCCTTATGTTAAATTACAAAGAGGATTAGGTGATGAAGGTGATCCGTGTGCTGCTACCTTAAAAATTAATCCCAATAATTTTTATGTATATCAATTACAATTTTTTAGTGGATCAGATAGTAATTATACTATAACATCAGGTTCAATACCTTCTCCAACCACTACTACCACTACAACTACTACAACCACAACAACAAGTACGACTACAACAAGTACAACCACTACTACTGTTCCTACTTTATACTATACTTTAAACCCATGTAATGGTGGAGATCCTTTATTTGATACTACAATTACTCCTATATTAACTAACCAAAGATATGTAGATCCAATATCTGGTAATTTCTGGGTTTGGGACAATGCAGCAGGTACAACTTATTTTCAACAAACAGTTAATCCTTCACTACAAATAGTATCAGGTCAAAGTGGGTGTGGTCTTTAATATTTATAATAAAAATAAATGAGTTTACTACAATATACTATTGTTAATCAATCTACAGTAGCTAAAACCTTCACATATTTTAGTGCTTCAGCATATCATAAAATTAGTGTAGGAGGTTTTGGTACTATAGTTTTTGATGCATCTTCTTCATATGCTCCTACACAAGATGTTACAGGAGTACCTGAAATTGATTTTGTATCTGATGCCTACTTTCCCCCAAGTGGGTCTGCTTGGTTATGGAACAATGGAGAAAAAGTACAATATATTAAAATTTCAAACACTCCACTTACAGGTTCCAATATTAGCTCTACTATAAATCGAGCAGAGTGGATTGAATTTTCAATGGTAGGAGCTGAAGATAAAAATGGAAATTATCTATACCCAACATCTCCCAATTCTGCCCAAGTAGAAAGATATGTGATAAGTAACGCTAATAATAAAGGATTATATAACTCTATTATTATAAACGATTCTTCTACCGAAACTTCAACAGCAGTTGCTGCTAATACTTCAAGTGCTGAAACTGGATTTTCATATATTGATCAACAATTTAGTATAGATCAGGACTGTGATCCTTTATTAAATAATGCAGTTGAACCCCGACCAAATGAATGGCTACAGGATGTTGACTATTCTGTAAACGCTATAACTCCTATCAACTTTGACCAGTTAATAAATTTTACTGCCACTAAGGCAACCGTTCCCCAATCTAATTACACTCAATTAGGAATTATAAATTCTAAATATGTAGGTAGTTCTACAACTAGAGAACAAATCAATGAATATAATCCACTGTCTGTAATAGACACTCAAAATAAATTGACATATAGTGATGGCCCTGCAGTATTTTTGGTTGATAAAGGTAAAGGCCCATCTTTAGGCAAAATCCCTAATGTTGAATTAAATAATGCTTACATAGCATATTTCAGTAAAATTTTAGATCCATACCCAATATTAAATAACAAAGTTGCTTATTATGTTAAATTTCTAGTAGATAGTGCAGGTAATGTATTAGACCCTATATTATCCGACACAAACTTTTCAGTTTTTAAGGATACTTTCCAATTAAGGGATTATGATAACAAACCTACAAGAGTAAATACTGCCGTATCTAATATAGATGAAAGCAAAGAATTACTCCAATTAAACGAGGGATTATCCCCCGTATTTAAAATAGGTACATACCCTGTTCCTATCCTTTATACTCAGATATCTAGTATTGAAAATTCCACAACTATATCTTTATCAGGTAGTAAATTTTATTCTATTGTAGGATTTGGTGAAAATGTTGGTTTTACAGATTTTGGAGCAAATATATTTGCTACCCAATCCATTTTCCCTACCGCTAACACTGCAGTTGGTAATGTTGAATTACCTATTAATAATTTAATATATAATGATCCTGATATAAAATTCACCAACCCTACTCCAGGAGAAGGGGTATATACTACAAGTAGTATAAGTAAAGCACCTGTATTATTTCCTAATGATCCATTTGGAACTCCTGCAAATACACCAGATGGTACTCTATCAGATGAATATGTTTTAAACGGAACTTTTAAATTTACAACCTCAACTATTCCTGCTAGATTTAGTGGAAATGGTTTATCTGAATATAGAGAGCGAGATGTTTACTATGGGGGTATAAGTAAGGCATCAAAACCTATGTATGTAAAACTTATACCATTCCAAAAACCACCTGCTTCCCCAGATAATAATATTAATAATTATATTTTAAATACTACTAACTTTGAAATAACTGCAGTTAGATTAACTATTACTACTCGTCCTGGTGAATCAAGTGAATTTGTTTACAAAACTTTAAACTTATCCGAAGATCCAGGTAGTCCATATGGTGATCAATGGGTACTTGATCCTACATCTGGTCTTACATTTGAACCCGATAGTTTATATATAGAAGAATTAATTTTAAAAACATTTTATAATACTACTGCTACCGATAGTAATGCACGTAACACAGCACGAGCTTTAATTGGTGGGGGGTGGTTTTATGATACCGTATCTTCAACTGTAAAAGGTATTGATGATATTAGTGTAAAATATGATTGGGAAATAGAATTTAAACAATCTGGATTTAAACAAGGATCTGGTTTTTATTTAAAAGCTGAAGGTGGATTTAATATTCCTCAAAGTACTGGAAGACATGGGGGTAAAGCAGATGATGTATTTATATGGTATAATGCTGGTGGAGAAAGTAAAAATGATATCCAATGGAAAAGAACATTTACCCCTAATTATAATACCAAACCAGGAGTAAATATAAATACTTTACCTGTTTTAAAATACTCAGTAACTTCTAAATTTTCTGCAAATAGTAATCTCCAAAACGAAGCATCCGCACCTTTTTGGAGAAGATTAAATGGAACAGTAGATGTATTATATATGTCTTCTTCAATTTTAAATCAAACCTACGGAATTAAACAAAATGATGGAACTTATGAACCAACTTTCCTTCAAGCTAGACTTGATTATGTAGGATCTATAAGTACTGATTTCCCCCTAACTGTAGAACCTGGATTTATGGAATTTGATCCCGTATCTGATGTTTGGTCACTAGAAGAAGGTGATGAAATTAGATTTGAAAATGATGAAACTTTTGTTTATACTATAGCATCAGTTGAAGGAAGAGAACCTATCACCATCCCAGCTGATGTGAATAGTGAACTTCCTGAAAATAAATTAAAGATAGTTGTAACTCCTCCATTTGAATACACAGATTCAGATGGAAACATTAAAACACGACAACCATCTAACTTTGATTTTTTTGTTGTTAGAAGATATAAAGATAATAAAAACTTTGTAATTTTAAATCAACAAATGCCATATGGATTCTCTTATGGCAATGGAACAATAGATTACTCAGGAGCAGATATCCAAGCAGGAGTAGAACCTGTATCACGTGCTTCTTCTCCAGGTATTCTTTTACCTGAACACCGAATAGAGGTATTTAATCAAAATCCTGATCTAGTACTTAAGAATCTTATTGAAAAGAGAATAATATAAACATATTTATAACAAAATATATACTTAAATAAAATGGGATATTTAAATAATACCGTAATTACAGTTGATGCTATATTGACTAAAAAAGGGAGAGAAGCCCTAGCTCGAAATGATGGTTCTTTTCGTATTACACAATTTGCTCTTTCTGACGATGAAATAGATTATACTCTATACAACCCAAACCACCCATCAGGATCTGCTTTTTATGGAGAAGCAATTGAAGGAATGCCTTTACTTGAAGCATTTCCAGATGATCAGCAAATTATGAAATATAAGTTAGCTACTTTACCACGTGGTACAGCTAAATTGCCTGTTCTTAATTTAGGATATGATGCTATTACATTAAAACAAGGTGCATCTCTTTCTATTACTCCACAAACTCTAAACTATTTAGATAACGTTTCTACATTTGAAACTAGTGGATATGTAGCTACAATTGCAGATGTTAGATTAATGTCTTCATTTGAAGGATTAGGTATTAACACACAAGCTGCTATTAACCAAAACTCTACTTCTACTATTGGTACTAATGTATCTAAAACTGTTATTGGAACTCAAATTAGTTTAAGAGCTACAACAGTTAATACCTTGTTTGGAACTAATTCTCAACTAAGAACTACTTTAACTGTAGTAGGATTAGATAGTGGAGCTAGAATTACAATTCCTGTTACAATTAACAAAACTACAACCTAATATAAGATATGGGATTTAAACGATTTGACCCCGAAGATTTTTTAGTAAGTGCTGATGCTGTATCATCTACGGTATGGTCTGGAAATAGTCCTGAATTAACAGCATTTTATTATTCTACTGCCCAGTTTCAAACTGCTGGGGATTATTATTTATCTGTTTACCAAACTGCTTCTAATAATTCAAGTGCAGAAGTACAATTTGATGTAGCTTATGGTCACATCAAAGGAAGTGGATCTTTATATTATAATGCTAGTGTGCCCGGAGCATCCCCTTCTAAAACTGTGTATGGACAATATAGAAGTTTAGTATTAGAAGATGAAAATTCTGTTTTTAAATTTGGAGAAGTAGAACAAGAATATTTTTACGCTATAAACGTATCTAGAGCAAGATATAAAGAAAAATTACTACCTGGTTCTTTAAACTTAGAGTTAACAAGCGGTTCTAATACTTTATATTTAACTGATAATTCTCAAAATGTTACTTTACCTACCTATTATGGCACTCAAAGAGCATATCAAGTAGTTAGTGGGTCTAATGGATCTGCATACAATTCTAGTACAAATGGAACAGGATATACTGCTGCTTCTGGTTCTTATGGTATTTTCCTCCCAGATATTTCCACTATTTTATTAAATGGTAAGGCATTAGATTTATCTGGAGCTAATGGTGGTATTAACCTAAGTACTAATTTGTCTGCTAATGTAGATGGGCAAAATGTATTAAAGTTATATAAAACTTTAGTTAGTGGTAGTTCATTCAAATTAAACTCAGAAGAGACAATCACTTCAGATTTTGTATTTGTTAGATCTAGAAATGCAGAATTTAACTACTCAACTAACCCTAGCTTTATTTCAGGTTCTACAGGTGAAGTAATTTATCCATATTTTATCAATAGTCCCCAAGTTTATCCTACAACTGTAGGTTTATACAATGATGCTAACGAATTACTTGCAGTAGCTAAATTATCAAGACCACTCCAAAAGAATTTTACCAAAGAAGCACTAGTTAGAGTAAAGTTAGATTTCTAAGATGAATGGCTGTTTTCAAAACATTAAATTCCCAAGATGTAATAATATCCCCTCTCAAAGTAAGTAAAAACTTTTACTTTGGGGGGGCAAGTGCTTTAACTGCCTCCAATGTAGGTGTAGATAGATTTTTAGGTACAAATGGCAATTTTTTAATTGACAAATCACTTACCGGCCAAGTATCCCAAGAATATCAAGTAACAGTATATAATTCTGCTAAACAATTATATTACACTAACTATCTTTCGGGTAGTTTTGGTGAAATATCAAATGCTGTAGTTCCTAGTTTTAACCCCGATGGTACTATTACTCCACCATCTGGTTCATCTCAAACATATAATACGTTATATGACAACTTTGAGACCACTAATTTAAACCCACAAAAAACATTCCCAACTGAAAGTATAGGGGTTGTATCTATCCCTACTAAATTGTTCGGTGACTATATAAAACCTAACTCTTTTAAAATAATAAGCCCAGTAAGTGGAACTTTATATGATGATGGTGAAGGTAGAATAAAATCTGGTTCTAATTACGTAGGCAATATTATATATGAACATGGTATTGTAGTTATAACTAACTAAAATGTCCTAAAAATAAAAGTTATATTAAATGAAAAAATTACGTTATGTTTGCGCCCAACCTGCTAATGCCTATTACACATGGCAAGTTGAAGTTATGATAAATAACTTCATAAAAATGGGTATAAATCCTAATAATATAGATATTCTTTTAGGGTATAACCATAAAATTGATGATGTTTGGCTTAAATTGCAACAATCTTACCCATATGTAAGATTTTTTTTCTATAAAGATGATAGAGAAAATAAAACATACATTCCTTCTATTTATTTTTATTTAATGAAATGCCATTTAAAAGAACATGCATATCTAGAAAATGAAGCTTTATTCATACATGACTCCGATATAGTATTTACTCGTCCTCCTCAATTTGAATCTATGGCTCATGATAGAGCATGGTACTTATCTAATACTAATTCATATATAAATTACGACTATATCCAACAAAAGGGAAATTATATATATGAAAAAATGTGTGAAATTGTTGGTATAGATAAATTAATACCCAAATTACTAAACAACAATTCAGGTGGTGCCCAATACATGGTTAAAAACACTAATTACGAATTTTGGAATAAAGTAGAACTTGATAGTGTACGTTTGTATAAATATTTTTGTGATGAAGAACCTAATTATGTAAAAAAACACGATAGTGATTATCCCATTCAAAAGTGGACAGCTGGAATGTGGTCTTTTTTATGGAATGCTTGGTATTTTGGTCATGAAACTATTGTAGATAAAAGATTAGATTTTGGGTGGGTTACAAATCCTTATTCTGATGTTGAAAAATATCCAATACTCCACAATGCAGGTGTAGTTGACAATTCTAAAGGATTATTTTATAAAGGTGATTATATAGATAAATTACCATATGAGGTAGATTTAGAAATAGATAAAAATAAAGCTTCATATTATTATTGGAATGAAATCCAAGAAACTAAATTAAAGAGTTGTTTAGTTTAAATATATTTATAATAAAATGCCTTCATTACATACTGATTTTATATTAGCATTTATAACAAGTTCAAACGTAACTTGTTCATTTTCAAGTTCATATACTTTATATGAAACCCAATATAAATGCACTATTGGAGCAGATGAATATAACTATTCCAACAACCCAACCATAATTTCAGGTAGTGAAGGAGAATTGTACGATTTTGCAACTGGTTCTTTCTTTGCACCTTATGTTACAACTGTTGGGTTATATGATGGGTCTTATAATCTATTAGCAGTAGCTAAACTAGCTAAACCCTTACCTACCTCTCGTACTACAGATACTACAATATTAGTAAACTTTGATAAATAATTAAATATGAATTGGTTATATAAAGGGAATACAATTGAGGATATTTCTCAATTTCCCGAAAACACGTACGGTTTTGTTTACACAGTAACACATACCCCTACAAATAGATCCTACATTGGTAAAAAAGTACTTTACCACAATAAGAAAACCAAACTAGGAAAAAAGGAAATAGCTACACAAACAGGTCCAGGTAGAAAACCTACTACTAAAATAGTAACTAAAGAATCAGATTGGAAAACATATTATGGGTCTGAAATAGAAATTAAAAAGTTACTAGCTGAAGGCAAACACAACGAATTTGAACGAGTTATTTTAAAATTAGTTGACAATAAAAAATTACTTACGTATTTTGAGGTTAAACACCAATTTATATACGAGGTTTTGGAACACCCCAACGACTGGTTTAATAACAACATTTTAGGAAAATTTTTCTCCAAGGATTTTTTGTCTTCCTAAACCCCATATATTATATTGAGGGTTATGGTAAATCAACTGTTATTAGCATTAGTAAACTCGGTTTTAGGAGTGGGCAAATCAACAGCCCGAAACAACTATGCCTACCATTGTCCTTTTTGCCACCACGTTAAACCCAAACTAGAGGTTAACTTAACGGAAAACAAAGAAGGCAAAAACCCATGGCATTGCTGGTCTTGCGATACGCGAGGAAATAGCATTTATACTTTATTTAAGCAGTGTAAAACTACCCCCGAAAACATATCTAAAGTTAAGGCTTTAGTGTCCTCTTCTACCTATTCACTTAAAGATACTCAAACGGTAAATACCGTGTCTCTACCCGAGGAATATGTTAGCCTAGCGTGTCCTGATCCAAATGATATCATGGCTAAACACGCGCTAATCTACCTAAAAAAACGTAATATTAGTCAACACGATGTTATAAAATATAACATTGGATATTGTTCTAAAGGATTATATGCTAACATGATTATATTGCCAACTTATGATAAAGATGGTAACCTAAATTATTTCACAGCTCGTTCCTTTGAAAAAAATCCATACGTAAAATATAGAAATCCTTCCGTTAGTCGAGATATAATCCCAAATGAACATTTGATCAATTGGAATCTCCCAATAGTGCTATGTGAGGGACTATTTGATGCTATTGCAATTAAACGAAATGCTATTCCTTTATTAGGTAAAAGCATTGAACCCAATTTGATGAAACGCATAGTAACTTCAGCAATCGATAAAATTTATATAGCTTTAGATAAAGACGCCATTAAGCAGGCATTAAAATTTTGTGAAATGTTAATAAATGAAGGTAAAGAAGTTTACTTAGTTGAATTAACCAGCAAAGATCCATCCGAACTCGGATTCAAAAACTTTACTAAATTAATCCAAAACACAATCCCTTTAACCTACTATGGTTTAATGGAGAAAAAACTAACATTATGATCAAAAAATCATATAATCGCATCCTAGAGATATCTAAGGATCACAAACAAATCACCCTCCCAGATTCAAGATATTACAGACGTAACGGGGAATATTACCCATCAGTAACATATGTTTTAAATTCATATCCTAAAGGTAAACATTTTGAAGAATGGTTGAAACGACATGGTTATACTGCTGATTATATTGTAAAAAAATCAGCTGAAGCTGGTACATTGACCCACGAACTTATAGAATCATATTTAAATGGTGAAGAAATTAACTATTTAGATTCTAAAGGATATCCTACAATGGATATTGAAATCTGGAAAATGGTATTGCGCTTTGTAGATTTTTGGGAAACACATAATCCTACTTTAATTGAAACTGAAGTACACCTATTTTCAGATGAATTGAAAGTAGCAGGTACTTGTGATTTGGTATGTGAATTTGGTGGAGAAAGATGGATTATAGATTTAAAAACATCTAACCATTTGCAAACCACCTACGATTTGCAAGGAGCAGTTTATGCTAAATGCTATGAAGAATGTTTTGAGAAAAAAATTGATCGAGTAGGTATACTTTGGCTCAAATCATCTTCACGAGGTGAAGATAAAAGTGGCAAGAAAATTAAAGGCAAAAATTGGGAAATCCACGAATCCGAAAGAACACAAGAGGAAAATTTAGATATATTCAAATCAGTATACAAAATATTTAGTCTAGAAAATCCAAAACACAAACCCGCTAGCGAAAGTTTTGTAACAACTATAAAAAGAAATATAGGATAAAATTTGGAGGAGCGAAAGCTCCTTCATACATTTATAATGTTGAAGTTCAAATAAAGGTTATATTTATAATAAACTATTTTTTATGATTAGTTTAATGCAATTGCTAAAAGAAGTACAAGGTAATCCCAAAGCTATTATATTAGCGGGAGCCCCAGGAGCAGGTAAAGGATTCATTTTAAAGGGTCTAGATTTAGGTGGCTTAAAAATTTTCAATCTAGATAACACCTTTGTAGACTTACTAAAACAAGCCAATATTTCTTTAGATTTAAAATCTCTTGGTCCCGAGGATAGAAGTGCCGCGGCTCAAGCAATGGCTCAAGCAACATCTAAATTAAAAAAAGAAACTATTCCACAAGCTATAGCTAATCAAGAATCATTTATATTAGATGGCACAGCAACCTCAGTTAAACAAACGAGTGAGCTAAAATCTGAATTGGAAAATGCAGGTTACGATGTATTTATGCTGTATGTTTATACCGATTTGGAACGTTCATTGCAACAAAACCAAGATAGATTTGAAAAATCGGGAGGTACCGATAGAAGTCTAGCCCCAGCTATTGTATTACGTACTTGGGCTGAGGTAACTAAAAATTACGATACTTACAAGTCAATGTTTGGTAATAATTTTGTATCCGTAGCTAATACTTTAAAGGATGAAAAATTAAAAGATTTAGAATCTATTATAGACAAATATCTTAAACCATTTTCCCCACAAGATACTAAAGAAAAAGATCCTAAAGCACAAGCTCGAGCTAAAAAAGCAAAAGAACAATTAAGTCAAGAAGTATCTGCTTTATTGCAAGACGAAGGGGTAGCTAATATAATCAACAATTCTGTTTCTAAGGAAGAAGCACAATCTAAAATACAACAATTCTTATCTTAATGAATTCACTAGTAAAGGAAATAGTTAAAAACTTCTTACCCGAAGAGGAAAAAAAACAAACCACCGCACTATATGCAGGTGGTTTTAAACCCCCCACAGCAGGTCACTTTGAGGTAGTTAAAGAAGCACTTAGACAAAACCCAGAAATAGAAGAATTTATAATTTTTGTAGGTTCTAAAGAACGTGATGGTGTATCGCAAGATGAATCTTTACTAATTTGGGAAATATACAATAAATACTTACCATTTAAGGTTAAAATAGAACCTAGTTCTTTACCACCAATCAAAGCAGTATATGATTTTGCAAAAGATCATCCTACAAGAGAAATATTATGGATTTTAGGTGCTAGAGAAGACAATGAACAAGATTTTACAGACATCAGCTCACGTACCAAATCTATAACCAACTACCCTAACATTGAGGCTAGAACTATTATAACCAAAGGTGGAGTATCAGGTACAGCTGCTAGAAATGCTTCTAAAGTATCACTTGAAAAATTTGAACCATTCCTACCTAGTGTTCTAACACCTGAAGAAAAACAAGAAGTGTATCAAATAGTATCTGGTAAAATACAAGAAATATTAAACGAAAATGCTTCATATTCTAACCACATTGACTATAAGCAAAAAATTAAGGCATTAACCAAACACATGCTAGATAAAGGGATGAACATTGTTCCTTTACCTAAAGTAATATTCAAGCATGGAGATGAAGAAAATGCAAAACAATTTCTAGGCAAAACAGCTTACTATAATCCAGAAGCTATGGAAATTGTGTTGTATACAGAAGGTCGTCATCCCAAAGATATAGTACGATCATTTTCTCATGAAATGATCCACCATATTCAAAATTTAGAAGGTAGATTAGGCAATGTGGCTACAACTAATACATTAGAAGATGACCATCTAGATAAAATAGAACAAGAAGCTAATCTAAACGGAACAATGACATTTAGAAATTGGACCGATAGTTTACAAGAAAAGAAATCTAAAGATCCATTCGGCTTAAACGCATATGCTATGGAATTAGCTCGTTTAAGAGAAGAAGAAACAGAATACACAATATACTGTGATATGGATAGTGTATTAGTTGATTTTGATCGTGGATATCAAGAATTAACAGGTATGACTAGCCAACAAGCAGATGCTAATGGAGTAGAAGCATTTTGGGAACCACTCACTAAAGCAGGAGCCAAATTTTGGATTACGCTACAATGGATGCCAGACGGAAAACAACTATGGGACTATATCAAAAAATATAATCCAATACTATTGTCTGCCCCATCACGTGAAGAATCTTCCAAATTAGGTAAAAGAGTTTGGGTAAAACGAGAACTACCTGGTGTAAAGCTTATTTTAAAATATGCCTCTCAAAAACAGGAATATGCTTCTCCAACCTCTATTCTAATAGATGATAGACAAAAAAATATAGACCAATGGGAAGCAGCAGGTGGTATAGGTATACTCCACACTAATACTGCTAATACAATCAAACAGTTACAACAACTAGGACTATGAGTAAAGAATCAGTTTTAAAGAAAGACTTCAAGGAAAAAGACGTACAACGTCTTCGCAATCTTGTACAAGGTAAATATGGAGAAAAAACCCGCTCAAGCGTTGGTTTTTCCCAAAAAGAAGAATTTCACTACGAAGGAGATATATGGGAAGCAGAAGGCAGAACATGGACTATTAAAGATGGCATCAGACAAAACCTAACCAAATTTGATAAAGCCAAAAAATATCACGTTATGCCTTTATTGTGCCCGTGCTGCAATAAAGTAATGAAAAATCGTAACGATAAACCATTTTATAATATACATAAAATGTGCTTTAATTGTGTTATTGATATGGAAGCGAATCTGAGAAAAGAAGGCAAGTGGGAAGAATACGAAAACAATATCCACAACAACGAAATAGAGAATAAAATTATCGAATATAAACTGTGGATTGAAGAAAAATTAAGTGAAAGCAACAATTCTTTTGTTTCCGAAGATGGAGATGTTGAAAAGTGGAGAGGTAAGATAAATGTAGAACTAGTAAATAACAGCGTAGAAGAAGTGGTTAAATATTTAGAATCGCTTAAAAGATAATTCTGCATATTTATAACATATACACTAATATTATGAAAGATAATTTTGACATCCATAAATGGAATTTAGAGCGTTACTTAAAACATTACTTAAGTGAACAACAAGTAAAAGAACTTACTAAAGATAAAGAAGTAACCCCACAACCTAAAGGATCCAAAGACTAATTTTTAATATTTATAAACAAAAAATTAACCATGAGCGATTTTAACTATATTGAGTATTTAAAAAATAACCCATTATTTAAGGGTGAAAAAACTCAATCCACAAAACTAATTACTGAAGCACAAGAGGCTCCTAAGTCTGCTAAGATGAAAAAATCTGAGCTTAAAGCCAAAATTCGTGAAGAAATCCTTTCTACTTTAAACGAAGACGAGGATTACGAGAAAATGGGACGCGAAGTAGAATACGGCATTTTCCCTGGATCTGAAGAAGATGATTTAACTATGCAAGATATCTTTGATATGCTTGATAATGAAGAATTTGAAGATGTAGAAGATATAGGAGGTATGGAAGATATGCCGATCGATGAAGCTAAAGAAGACGAAGAAGAAGCACCCGCAGAAGAAGAAATGGATGCTGAAGTAAACGTTGACGTTGAAGCTGCTCCTGCCCAAGGCTTATCAGCTGAAGAACAAGAAATCCAAAATAGCTTAAAAATAGCTTACGATAGTGCAGCAGCTATTGGCGACCAAAAATTAGCTGACCAAATCGGTAACTCTATTACTTTCTTTACTAGAACACACGTAGTAGAAAGATAATATGCTTAACGAGCGTAAACTTACCAAAAATGAACTAAGCCAAAGAGATATTGCTCTTAAGGGTCTAGTCAAAAACAAACGCTCACTGGTTAAAAAATATGGTAAGGACGCAGAAAAAGTTATGTACGGAATAGCAACAAAACAAGCAAAAAATAAACAAGAAGCCATGAATCTAGAAAATCTCAAAGGCATGATAGAAGCTGCTCTCAAAAACCCAGATAAAGCCGATCTTAACAAAGATGGTAAATTATCTGATTACGAAGAGAAAAGAGGAGCAGCCATAGAAAAAGCTATGGTTAAAGAAGAAGAACAACCAGATGTAATCGATATTGTAACATTAGATGTTCCTTTATTTATCCGCATGCTAGAATATGCCAAAGAAGAAGCAGCTGATGATATGGTTTTACATGATATTGCTACTAAAACTATTGCTTTAAGCAAACAAAGAGGTATCTTATCCATGGAAGATTATGATGCATTAATTCCAGCCGAAGAACAATTGGGTGAGAATATAGATGATAAAGCCAAGATATATTGGATGCAACAACTTAAGCAAGGCAAAATAGATAAACTACCTGCTGATCCTAAAGCTGCATTCCTTAAGCAAATGATGGATGATGAAATCCAGGATGATATAAAAAAATATCGCAGAGAACGTGGTTTAGAAGAAGATCTAGATGTAGGACATCAAGACGATGAACCAAACATGCTAAAATCTGACTTATACCGAATAGTAAAGTATGGTATGGAACTATACCAAATGATGGATAAGTATGATGATATGCCTGGTGAAGTAGATTTCCCACATTGGTGGCAATCCAAAGTAACTAAAGCTAAAGATATGATTGCATCCGCTCACCACTATTTACAAGGTGAAGAGCAAGTAGCTCAAATTGATGCCGTAATGGAGGAAAAAGCTCTACTAAACATTGGAGATATTATCAACCATAAAGGAGTTGAAAAGAAAGTAGTTCGCATAAGCGGAAATAGAGTATTTTTACAACCACTAGGTTCTTTTGGTGGTGACATTGAAATTGACCGCCAACTTGGCATTAAATCTAAATTAGCGGAGCTGGTCAAAGAAAAACTTACCGCAAAAACTCCAATGGGCAAATACATTAAAGACTTTGCTAAAAGTGATGCTCCACAATTCAAAGGCAAATCTAAAGAAAAAAAACGTGAAATGGCAATAGCTGCTAAATTATCTAAATAATGACAGCATCAGAATTACGAGAGAGAATAAAATTGCTTGTAAAACAAGTATACCAGGACAAAGCCAAAACTGATGATGCTGCTTTAGCATACGATGAATTGGTTAAATTTCCTGAACTTAAAGCTGTTATTGTAAATTTGATGACCACGGATTTTGATAAATTTCTAGAATCTGTAGATTGGGTAGCACCTCGTCCTTCAACATTTCGAGTAAATCTTTTAAATGGTGAAAATTTTGTACTATTCTATGATCCAAGAAGTTGGATAGCTCAAGTAGAAGGTAAAAAATATTACCTGCTAAATCTAGATGAAGAAGAAATGGCTGCCAAAGCTGTGTCTCGTATCCTAACTTACGGAGGTAAAACCGAAACCGGAGCAGGAGCAGATGTGGAAGGAGCAGAAGAAATACCACCTGCAGAAGAAACAACACCCGAAGAAACCCCAGCTGGAGTATAATGGATATATTTGATAAATTTTTTAAGAAATTTGCATACAAATTTAACAAAGGATATCCTGACATGAACAATAGTCAGGATGTTTTGTTATTAGAATCGTTGTTTGAGAAATTAGGTGTTGAAATTCCACTAAACGAGGAAGTACCCAACAAATCCCAAACTACAAAAGCCGTACAAAAAATTGTAGATCAAGTAGGAGACAAGTACAATTTGTTTGCTATGAAAAGTAAACCAAACCGAATTGGCTCTATTGGCAAACAACCCGAAAGTGTTTTTGTACAAGCATTTAAAGATACATTTGGTGAAGATATAGATATAAAAGTATTCCCTCCAAGACAAGGTTCAAACCCAAGTGGTACTTTTAATATGTACCAATTTGATACTAAAGAATTTGGTCAAGTAAATATACTTGTAAGCCGAAGTGAACCTGGTGGGGCTGGCAAAAGTAATGAAGCTATATTTATTGATACTTTAAACAAATTAATTGAAGAAGCAGGAGGAACAGCTACAATCAAAATCACCTCTCCAGAATATACTGAAGTATCTAATAATGTAACTCATGTAAGAGATTCATCTAAAGCAGGTGCTAGTAAAGGTGATAAATCTGATGCTCAATTTCTATCAGGTCAACCCGGTTCAGATACTGGGAAAGTAGTAGCTAATATTTCTTTAAAACAAGATGGTGGGTTTAGATGGGCTTCGGTTGCATCTAATTTTCCCGACTTTATCAAAACATTTCAAACCAAAGCAATAGCTGGAGAAATACCAGGATTAGAGCTAAGACCAAATCCTGAGGTACCAGGTAGATATTTAATGTATGGTTCTGAAACTGGAGAAAGATTAGGTAAAATAGTAATACCTGATTTTATTGAAGGTGATGAACAAGCTAATACTTTTATATTTGGACCTGAAGAGCCAAAAGTAATTATAGTAGGTAGAACATGGAAAGAAAGTGACTTTTCTTTAAACGGAGATACGATTACAGTTCAAGCTTCCCATATCTACAAAACTTTAGAAGATGTAGTAGATGCAGGTATAGCTCCGGTATTTACAATTGCTCAACACCAAAATAAACCAATTGGTTTAGATTATAGAATATACCCCGCTAATATGGCTAAAATTGGCCCTAAAGCTAGTGGATTAGAATTATCAGTTAAAGACGTAATATAAAAATATGTGTAGCTGCGGATGTAATACTTGCGAAACTAAAATAACAGGACCTTTACTTACTGAAGGTAAAGTAAAATCTTTACTATCCGAAGGTCTACAATACCATATAGACAAACAAATCCCTCTATTTGAAACCGTATATCGTATAGGTTCAGAAAAACATTTATCGCTAATTAAAGAAGCCCGCAAGATGTACTCTCGCGGCATCATTGATTTATGTGAAGATGATGAACACTTAATCAAAACTCATTTAGGAGAATTTGGCCTATATGAAGGAGAAAGTGTACCTTTAGATCTACCTATGCTAGAAGAAGATGAAGTAACTGAAGCAGAATTTAAGGGTAAAGACGTTCAACTGAACAAGCCAAAGCGTGGTGGAAGTAAAAAATTCTATGTCTACGTAAAAGATCCCAAAACCAAGCGCGTGAAGAAAGTATCTTTTGGTGCCGCAGGTGGTGGTCAAAATTTAAGAGTAAAGTTTAAGAACTCAAAAATACGAAAAGCATTTGCTGACCGTCATAGATGTTCAAGCAAAAAAGATAGAACAAAAGCAGGATATTGGAGCTGTAATTTACCAAGATATGCTCAAGCTTTAGGATTAGGTGCAAACATGAATACTTTCTGGTAAAATGATTAAATTAGTAGATATATTAAAAGAAGTATACAATAGCGAGCAAGGAAACTCTATAGATTTTTCTAAAGATGTTGTTTTTAAAAGCAAGGGGTTTGGATTTTTTCCAATTGAAATGATAGATGCTAGCAAAATAAACATTTCTGAATATATACACTTTAAAGCTAAACCTAGTAATTGGAAATTTAAGGAAATTGGTGTTAATATATTTAACCAATTTATGGAATTGTATAAAGGAACAGCACTTGAAGAGTATAATAATGTTGTAAAATTTACCCCTAAAAAAAAGATTTCCGGTGGTAGTGATAGTGCTTTTCTAGATATAGATTTTATGGAAGGGAAAGTACAATTTGGTTATGAAACTGAAGAAGATGAACTTAAGGGTCAACAAAGTTTTATAGGATGGGGACCCCCACCTTTAAGAACAGAAATACCACTTTACTTCTACACCGAGTATTCCTTAGAAGGAATAGAAATAGCTAATGTGGATATTAAAAGTGAAACAGAACAATTATTTCTTACTTATATACCTTCTATTAGATTGGATAATTATCAAAAAGTAAAAGAATTCAAAGCTTCAGTACCCGAAGGTGAATCAAGTAAGAAATCTATAATTAAAGATACATTTAATGAATTTGGCTTAGCTGCTCTTTCTTATCTAGAAAACAAATAACACAATTAAGAGGAAATGTCATACAATAGAACATATCAAATAAGCGGAGAAGCAGGTTTAGATACCACAATCACTCCCCAAGCAGATCTTATCTCAGATATTCGCTCAATTGAGGGAATAACGATTGTAACATTTACCCCTAAAAACGAGGAAGAAAGTGCAGCAAGTAATCCAAACCACGTTGGTATATTAAGTGTAAAATTTGATACTTTTCCATTCACCGAATTTGATAAAGATACTCAAATTAATAGTTTAATCGAAAAAATACGCAAAATACCTGCTGTAAATTACTTTAAAACAGGCCAAGTAAATCTACTAGAAACTCGATTAAAGTCGTTAGTTAAAGAAATGCTTTTGGAAAAAAAAACCAAAAGAGATAGATGCTTGCGCATAGCAGATCGCAAATTTGATAAGCCCTCCGCTTACAAATCTGGAGCCGTAGTGCGATGCCGCAAAGGTGATATTTGGAAAGACATTAAAGAGGAAAAAGAAACATTACGCACATGGTTTAAACGCCAAGGTGCTCCAGGTAAAACAGGTGGTTGGGTAGATTGCAATTCTCCTATTCGCAAAGATGGAGAAATAGTAGGATACAAACCTTGTGGACG